AAAGTATTTCATTAGTCGCTCTCCTTTTCTGCTGTATAGTTTTTATCGATGTAATCAAAGAATTCTTTTTTCTTTGCATCATCTTTAAAATCTGCAGGTGATTTAACACCAAACTTTTTCATAGCAGCTTTAAATACCTTTTGGTATTCTTTTTGTTTATCAGATAGTTCTTCGATTGGAAGATTTACATATCCGTTCTCTTTATCCTCTTCAGGAAGTATCTGCTTAGATTCTAATAGTTCAGGATATAGTTCTTCTATATCGCCGTCATCCATTAGATAAGCATCAGACTTCATAAAAGCCAAAAGCATTTTCTTCTCTCCAGAAACATCAGCTGTTGTTGAACCAGTTTGCTTAAACTTGATTTTAAACTTTTTCTCTAACTTCTTTGTTAGATCTTTATCGCCAATGTAATCTATATCTAAGGTTGATTTACCTTTTCCTGGCTTAAGCTTCTCTTCAATTTTATGCATATAATCTATAGAGATAGTTGATTCTTCAATAGATTCTTTAACTACTGTTCCACCTTCTGTCTCACCAGATTTTTTAATTTTGTGCATAGCTTTAAATTTCTTCTCGCCAGCTGGTTTTGGTTCTTCAGGAGATTCCTTTTTAACCGCCATTAAAGATTCGTGATTTTTAACTGCATAAGCTTCTGCTTCAGCTTTCTTTCCGAAAGCTTTAACGTCATCACCATTTGCATCAACAACTACGAATTGACCGTCTTTATTTTTTACATGGTCTCTAGGATCCATTTTTTCTTTGACTTCTTTTTTACCTTCTAGCACATCACTGACAGTCTTAGCAATGCTTTGGGTAATGTCGTCGTTAAACATGTTTTGCATAATTGTATACCTCTTATTGCATTAATATCATCCCAGTAATAGCTGTTGCGGCAGCTGCCATGACTATCCAGAATAATTTGTTTATTACGTTAACGGTATTAGCATTAGCTTCTACCCTTTTTTCCAACGCGTCCACTTTATTTATAACATTTTGAATCTGTTCAGATTGTTGTTTACTGAAAGATGTAAGTGTTATAATTTTTTCTTCGGCTCTCGCCAAGGAAATAATCGCTTCGGACATCTTGTCGATTTTCTCCTCTATACGATCAAGCCTTGCGGCTGCTTCAGCTCTTTGCTCAGCTGCTGATAACTTGTTCATATTTAATTAACCTCACTTTAAGATTATTTTTACCTTTTATTAATCGATGATATTCGCTACCCATAATGTGAAATATCATACCAGGTGTTAAAGCCCAAGGTAGACAGTTCTCATATTGAAATAACCAACCATCCCCTTCTAGTATTTCGCACTCTCGATCTTCTGCGTCACGGTGCCAAACATATTCTTCATCATCTTTCGCAATGTCGAATTCCCTTAATTCGCCTTTATCTGTGTAAGGCTTACCAAAAATAGTTTCCGCCACCTTTTAATCCTAATTCTTTTGCGTACCTTGGAAGATTGCATGACCAATATCCAGGGCTAAGTTTATCTTTCTTTGCTGGACAGTTATGCCTATCAGAGAATGCCTTAGCTCTTTCTCTATTATTAATTTTAGCATTACCACCTTCAAAGTCCTTTTCGTTACCAAAATTTATTTTCTTAACATTTCCAGTTGTAGGATCCTTTACATAAACCACGAATTTTTTAGGATCATCTGGTCCACTTCGCTTTGGTTTATTTAACTCAGGAGCTTCTATCAAAGGTGTTTCTAAAGGATATGTTGCACCTTCGTAAACACCAAATTCTTTTTCTTTAAAACTATACACTATTTGATTGTCCTAACTACTTTACTAAGAATCATTTTAAGAGCTGTCATATAAGCCCAACCATATCCATAAAAGATATGGAAAGTATGATTCTTTTCTATAGCCGATTTAGGTCCAAATTTCTTAGTCCAGTTATCGACCCATTCGCCTTTATACCTTAACACTGCATGCGATAGTTTCCATTTACTTGGACCAACTAAACATATACCAGCCTGGTGAGTGATTAACATCCACCACATTTTAATATGGCTTTCACCACACAATCTATATAGAATTGATAATGCGTAATCTTCACAATCACCTACATACTTACCTTCTGCATCTGGGGAGTAAATAATTTTCCAAGCATCAGCCATTCCATATTGATCTTTATCTTTGCGATACTTCCATCTGGAATTAAATGATTTTACTATTGCGTTTCTTGTCTTATTATCCATATTACTTCCTTAATTTCCACATATAGGCTTTACCTTTTGCCTGCATCTTTTTAGTGATACCATATCCTGCTATTTTAGCTAAAGCCTGCATTTTAGGCCAACTCTTTTCAAAGTTACCTTTGACCTTATCGTCAATAACATCATCTTTAATTTTTCCTAAAATAGCATCTAGAATACTTAAATCACCAGCTACTAATTTTTCTTCTAATGGATCATTGCTAGCAACGATAGTACTTAACTGATTAACTATGTTTGTTATAACAGGCATTGGTAATGTACTGATTAACGATAATTGTTTATCAGATAAACCCTTTACTTTTTGTAAAGCTTTCTTTATATCTTTTTTAGATAAAGCTTCGTCAACAGTTTGTTTAGGAATATCAGATTCACTAATACCGTTAAATCCTCTTATGTCCTGAAACTTTTTCATTATTTATTAGCTTTAATTGCTTGTTGTACTGCCTTTAAAAGTTTAGGTAAGTCTTGTGAATGAATCTGGAAATATCCACCGCCACCTGAGCTACTTGTAAAGCTTTGTAAAGCTATTCTTTTGTTCATATTAACTTGGATTCCCATACCTTTTTTAGCACCAAGTGAATATCTTGTAATTTGAATACCATCCTTATCATAAAGATCGGTAGCTTCTTCTAGTTCTACAGCTTCTTCCTCAATCACCTGATCTTGGAATGTAACTTTACCAGATTCGTCTACAGATACCTTAGTATTTGTTGGGTTATACTTTCTCATATTTAAAACCTCTCTCGTTTAAAATTTTTCTATTTTCTAAATGTTCTGCTTCTATATCATTCTTAGATTGACCCATATATTTTACTGCCATATTTTCGTCAATCATCTGTTGATTTAAAGAAACACCATCGATAAAGAATTCTCCAAGTATACGCCCAAATTTTCCTTTATCTATTTCGGTTCTCATCTGGTATTTTTCTCCAACAATTAGTCTGTCTTTTACATATTGTGCGGATAATTTACCGTAGTATTTTTCTTCTAGGTCTCTTGTACGAGATTCAGGAGTATCAATACCCCAAAACCGAATTGTTTGATTTGCATAAGTCATACCAAATCCCAAATCAATATCGCCTTTGGCTGTATCACCATCTACGACTTTTGTTATTTTAATATTGTACGTAAACATTATTTTTTCCTATAAAATTCTTTTACCTTTTTAGCATCCATTTTTTCACTTGTACTAGTATTACCAGGTTGTGAACCAGCCTTTGCTTTTGCTATAGCATCTGCAGTAGGTGCACCCTTTTCGCCTTTCTTACGCATGCGCTCGCCTCGCGCTCTTTTTTTATGAATGTTATCCCAAAGACCTTCTGCTTCCATTTTCTTTTTCATCATTTCATATCGAAGCTCTTTGATTTTAAAATTCAGACGTCTTTCAGCATCTGCTATGATTTGTTCTTTCCTACTTAATTTAGTCATCTTTTAAAGCCTCTCGCATTACTTCTTCACCGAAGTTAGCAAACTCTAAAGCCTTAGCAACCTCTGGATGATCGGCTAATCCTCTTTTCATTTTTTCTATTTGCTTAATAGCAAAGTTCATAGCTCCGCCGTGATCCAAAGCAAGCTCAATAGCTTTTTTAACTTTAGGATCTTTAGCAGCTTTCTTAGCACCCGGGTTCTTTCTGTAATACGTGGAAATCTCTGCACCAGTTAACTTACTGCCAGACATCTTATTAAGTCTTTCTCTTAGTTCTTTAAATTTCATTTTAGTTTCCTCTTTAAATCCATATTTCTTTTTTAGTATATTCATAGCAGTAGCTATCTTAACTGATTTCCAATCTTTACCATATTTGTCTTTAAAAGATTTATCTGGTAAATCCTTGGCTATCTTTTCTAATTCCTTTTCTCTATCAGGAGTTAGTTTAAAATCCGCCATTATCTTTTAGGACTAAATCCACCCTTACGAGCTAGTTCAGCTTGATCACTATCAAACTTTTGCCAAACCGGTCCACCAACTAAGAAGGAATTAACTCTTGCTAATCCCCACTGAACTGGAGTTGTTCCTGGTTTATGTCCTGTTTTCCAAGCAGCATATCCTCTATCGAATACTTTATTTAATATAGCCATCGAAACCCCGGTTGCATCTGATTTCTTTTTTAAAGCTTTTTGTGCTTGTCCTTTATTTTCTACTAGAAAATCCTCGAATGTCATACTTTCGCCATACATTTGTTTATACTTCGTTGTAAATTTAGATGGTGGTAAACCTTTCTTTCTTGCTTTTTTATCACCTGGTAAATCTTTGTATGCATCTGGATCATCATCAGCCATATCTTTCTGTTTATTTTGCTGAGCTCTTCTTTTAGCATCTGTAGATTTCTTTCCAGTTTTAAACGAGTCATAGTTCTTATCACCACGGGAGGAATCACCGTCTTTGTATCCTTCTTCTTTTTTCTTTTTCTTTTTGTCTTCTTTTTTCATTTTCATTTTTTTATAGGAAGACATATTTCTTTGACCCGGTGTATTAGATGCATAGTTAACTACTAGCTCATCTGTTCCCCATTCACCAGCTAATTCTTGTATAGAATCCAACCAGCATCTTTTCTTTTTGCCGTTGAATTCTGCTATAACATAATTAGAACCACGGATAATAACTTTACCCTCTTGTTTGTTTTCTTTTAATTGAATTTTAGTTCCAATTCTAAATATTTTTTCTTGTATGTAATTTTCTCTTACATCGGAAACTTTTTCTAATTGGGTATGAGGTTGACTTGATTCAGCTCTTAATCCCATACCTTTACGAACTGCATTATATAAATCATTTGCAATAGAAGCAACTGATATACCTTTAGCAAATTCTTGTCTTTCACCATCTAATGCAAACTGTCTAAGTTTAGAGGCGGACATCCCTGTCACTCCCTCTGCATCTGGATCTCTTTCTCCTGCTGATAAAACATTAATTACACCTTCGAACTCGTAGAATCCGTGTCTACTTTTTTCGCCATTATATTTGTTTAGGAGAGTATCGAATTCTCTTACACGGTCTGATCCAACAACCATTTGTACTTTAGTAAATCCTTGGTCATATAATTTAACACATATATCTAATGCATTTCGTACGTCTGGATCTGCCATAATGTTACGTGCATGCTTCGGAAACATTTTCCTCATGAACTTAACTTTGTCTTTAAAACCTAATGGATTTTTCTTTTTGTCGACTGACTTAGATGCGTAGATTCTGTATACGCCGCCGCGAGAGAGTTTTTTTAATTGATCAAATAACTTTTGATGCCCAACCGTCGGTGGGTTGAATCTGCCAAATGCAAAAGTTACTAATTTTGTTTCTTCGACTAAATAGTCTTTAAATGATTTCATTAATCCTCGGTTCCCATTTAGTTGGGATTATCCCAACCTTTTATAATATCTTTCGAAAAGTTGTTAGCAGAGAATTCTAATCTGTCAACAAGCTTAACTGCTCCACCGTCCATACGATCTATTGCAACAAAACCTTCTGGGTTGGTCACCTTAAATCCGGATGTTGTTTTAACAAATGTACCAATATTTGATAGTTTGTTAAGTTTATTTATAATAATTAATTTACTATCCACAAGATAATTTTGTAATTTAAAGACATTTTCTAAGTTTTTTAGATTACTTTTATTAAAAAATGCTAGTAATTCGTCTCTTTTATCTTCTCTACCTTTTATTGCTGTTGCTTTAGATAGCTTATCAATTTGTTTTGCATATCTTTCTTCAACAAATTGTATTAATCCCTTAGCATGTTTTTTGGTATCTTTTATTCTTTGTCCTTTCCTAACCATACTATTATTATAGATGTTAACAATGGAATTTAATTCTTTATTACTTTCTAGTTCTTTTAATACGCCAGAACTAATCTTACGGAATAGTTTACCAGCTTCTGATAGTAATTTAGTTACCTGTAAATTATCAGCCTTAGTAAATGTAGCATTACCTGATAGATCATCGAGCTCTGCATTCACCATCCATACTTTAGAACTCTTTTTTAATTTACCAACTATATCTCCTCCAAAGCTAGCTTTCATAGTTTCGAATGTAGCTCCAGAATATTGAGTATGCCAGACAATACCAATGTCTGCTTTTGAAATTGTTTTTTCTAAATTAGATCCATATGGAACTGCATACACGATTGTGTTTGGATGGAATGTAATTACTTTTTGACCATTAATAGTTTCACCTTTTAGGTCAGCTTTATCAAACATAAAGTCACCTTGGATAACACCTTTAATCCCAAGACCTTTTAATCCATCAAAAGCCATTTTTAATTTTTTACTTAAATCGCCTGATGTATCTGCATCTATATCGGCATGGCTTTTATATACTTTTGGATTTTGTGCAAATATGCCTTTCTTTGCTACAAAGAATTGCCCATCATTTGGATCTTCTCCTGCAAAAACGGCGGGGGCACCGTCCCATTTGACGGTCACATCTACTGGTGATTTAGCATGACCGCTCAACATATCCCTCAATGATCGCAGCGCTAGGATTGCCTGGCGTGCCCCCTTAACTCCACCGTCCAAAACCAAATCCTCTATATGAGTCATATGAGTATTTTTTGATTCTGAGATCGGATTAAAATGTTTAAAACTTTTCATTATTGTAATTTCGCATGAGCTGCTGACCAATCAGACATACTTTTTGCAAATTTAAGTAGTCCAGCGGCCAGATTGTTTTGTTGTTCTTGTGGCATTTTATTAAATAACCACACCATTTCAATTGTTTGGAATCGAGAGTTAATCATCGATTTGCCTTGATTTTCTTTCCAAGGTCTATATTTTGTTTTACTTGTTGGATAACCTTTGTTTAATTCTTCTAGGAATCCAACTACGCCATTTGAGAAAGCTCTTTCATATTCTGCAAGAGTAGCTCCTGCTTTATATTTTATATTTTTCCACCTTCTCATCTTTTTCCATTTCTTCTCAACAGATTTAAATTTCTTTAATCCGTTTGCTGTTAGGGAATATTCTTTTTTGTTCTTATCCCATTTTAGAATATTTGGACCACCAGCTGCACGTATACGTTCTGAATACTTACCGCCAGATAGTACGTCTATCATATCAAGTTTTACCTTTCCTTGCATAGCATTTTTACCAGTAGCTTCACCCCTTATAGATTCTTTATCTGATGCTTGGAATATTCTAAAGTATAAGCTAAAGTCTGAAGGTATACCTTTACCTAAGAATTCCATATCAACACCTAAAGTAAAGTTCTTACCAAATTGTGATTTTACATTAGTAACATCAACCTCTGGATTTTTTCCTACATTGACATAGGATAATTTACCTGTTCCTTTCTTAAGTGAAACTCCAATAATACCATTTTTGTTTTTAATGGAATCGAATAGGTATTTGTTTAAGTCATCTATGGTATCAAATTTAGGTGTATCTTCATAGTATACCCAAATATCTGCAGGATTCCATTTATCTTTATCTGGAGCTCCTCCGCCGAATCCTTCTTCAGCTTTAAATAAGGCTTCTGCTTGTTTCCAGATTTCTATACCTGCTCTATCCATACAAATATATTTTGGGGTTTTAGGAAAATCTTTAATAAAGACTTTAGCCTGTGCTATATGCGAATCAAACCAATCTTGTTTTTCTTCAAGGTAAACAATTAATTCTTTTGCGTGAGTAATGGTAAATGTTTTACCTGCTTTATCCACACATCTTTCATATATTGATTTATCTTGTGCTTTAACAGCTATTTCGTCTTTACCTTCTGCCCCTGAATACATTGCAGATATAACTAACATAAGTGATTCTTCGTTAGCATCTGTTGATTTAGAACCTCTTCCAGCTACTGGATTAGATAAGGTAATAGCCATAGATTTACCGTCTAATTCGAAAGAGAATAAATCAAATTGGGAAGACTTATTTGCACCAGTGCTTGGTGGTATAACTTCTACATCCCCGTCTGCTACCTTCTTTTTAAGAAGTTGTTTGAACTCATCCTTAGATAATTTACCTGTATTCATTACCCTTCCAGCATTTGAGTGCTTGTCTAGACGAGTGTCTAGACCAACCACCTTCTGCTGAAGGTCTTTCTTCGATAGTTCTTTAAGATGTAATTTAAAAGATTTCATATATCTATTTATAGATTTACTTTCTTTCAAAAAATGGATTGGGGTAAATTTCTCCCTTATTATCGTAGGCAATAATTTTTTGCTGATGTAAAATTTTTAAGCTACGATTTACCCCTTCTTTAATTCCTTCTTTATAGGCATAATAACAAGCATAACCTGTTGTCACCGATAATAGAATTAGGTATACTGAGTTGTCCATATTTCATACTCCAATAAGTAAGTTCCTAGTTCGAAACCTGGTCTATCTTTTAGGTTCCTCACATCATATTTATGATGATTAAAAAGTTCCCATCGGCGAGCCGTTCTTTCTTTTTTAGAATAAAAGGTCTCCACCGCCTGATATTTAGTAACCGCTGGTGATGTGCTCATAAGCTTCCCCGCAATCATCTATCTGTTTACCACAAACGCAAACTGATTCATCTTCTGGATCCGGAGCAAGTTCACTTGGATCTTTGGCTCCGTATGTTTCGAGGTTATAGACTTCTTTTGGGGTAAGTTTCCCACCAGAAGCCCTAGCTAGCACTTCATAATGTGATTCATATTGACTCATCATGATATACTCCCTTCTATTGAATTAACTGTGCTTTCGATACCATCGACAGTACTTTGTACGTATCCTATCTCGCTTTCGATGTTGGACATATTAGATACTTGACTTTCGATACTATCTAATCTTGAATCTAGATCACTTAGTTTATCTAAGGCATCTTCGATTAAATTATAAATTTGACTTCTTGTTGGTTCTGACATTATGCTGCTCCTAATAAATTTTTGATTTCTGCTCCGCATTTTCCACAGGTTCTTTGACCACCTGCAGAATATCCAGAGATGTAAAGTGGACCGGTCCAATCAATGTAGTAAACATCTTCGAAGATGTTTCCACGTGCTTGGTTCAGTGATGGGGTTTTAAAGTTTTTAGCTTTCAGAATATCACCGTATTCGAAATCATAGTTTCCTAAATTAATAAATCCCCATACTCTGTTTCCAGCTACGATCTTAATATATTTTCTACCGTGTTCAACATTTAATTCGTCTGCGAATTTTTGAACTTTTTCTTCGATAGCACCAAATTTAGAAGATCGGCAAAACCTTTCATATTTTGATGTAATGTCATCTAGAAGAATATCTATTGATGCATTTAGTTTTTTTGTATTGTCCATTTTAACTCCTCTGTTTTATTTTTAAATACATGTGTATTATACCACATTTTAGGGGAGTTGTAAACCTCTTTTTTGACTTTTTTTTAAAAATTCACGAAGCTGTGACGTAACCTGAGATCTGTATGGTATATCGAGGTTCATAACCAAGGTTAGCAACTACATGTGCAGTTCCAAAGGGAATCTTTGTATAATCACCTTTCTTATAATCCATCCAGGTTTCTCCAGCCATCTCGAAGTAATGTCCAAACAACCGATCCTGTAGGAATACATTGATTCTAATTGGATTTAGTTCTGGGTCATAATCCCTTAACCTATCTACATGAGGAGCAATAAATCTTCCGGGCATAATTTTAATAATATTAATGGTTTTAGGATCTTTTATTTCTGGGAACATGTTCTTAATACCGATAGCCCAATCTGGCATTTTGTCCTGACCAATTCGATATACGCAAGCACCATCTTTTGGATAATCAGGAACTGGTATACCTAAATCGCGGAAGTGTTCTGTTATAGCATCCATCTGGGTGGTATCAGCATAATCAAAAGGCAATCTTTCAATCATGCTGAGATCGATATGTTCTGCTATATTGTTGTGACCTTTAAACAATGTCATCCACCGGAAATAGATTATATATAACCTCTGCGCAAACCTTTGCAATTTCCATGTGTTCTTTCTGAGTACCGTTCTCGGATCTTAATTGGATATAATGAATCCATGAACGAAGAGTTCCGTTCATATAAAGTCTAGACATAGTTAATCCTTCTGGAAGAACTACTCTCGCTTGTTCTTTTGCAATGCCAGCTTCAATAGCCCATTCGTATGCCTT